ATTACCGACGTGGTGGCCGAGGTCGCCAAGGAACTCGGGGTCGCTGTGCAGACCAATCAGGCCGAGGAACTCAAGAAGCTGGGACCGAATGCTGCCCAGCGCCTGACGGATCTCGGGGACTACCTGCGCGCGAACCTTGAGCCGGGGCAACTGGCACAGGCCAAGCAGCTCATCACGACGGCGGAAGGCTTCGAGGTCATCGAGGCGCTGATCTCCAAGGGCCAGCCCCCGAAGCTGGCAAGCAAGGAGGACACGCACGTTGCCAATCAGGGGCCGACCAAGGCCGATTGGGAAGCGAAGTATTTTGCCAAGAACGAGCACGGCGAGCGGCTGGTCGCCATCGATCCGCAGTACCGCAAGGAAGTCGAAGCCCTGCGCGACCGCGTGTTCGGGACGGCCCGCAAGGATGCGAGCGGCCGTGTCATGAATGGTTGACTCTACGCCCTGACGTTGACGGTGAGTGCGGGGCGTCGCAACCTCGCACTCACTGATTCGCCGGAACTACTGCACCCGCAGCCCGACAACCGAATCAAGGCCAGGCAGACGCCCAGCGCTGCAAGTCTCGGCCCGTAAGGACCTACCGAGGCGAAGAACCAACGGTGTTTTTCGCTCATTTGGAGTAGGTCGCTATGTCGATTTATCTTACCGATGCAGCCCAGCAGGAATTCGACGCTGAGGTCAAGCATCTCTATCAGGGCGCTGCCCTGCTCAACAACAGCACGCGAGTCCGTCGCAACGTCGTCGGCAACCAGGCGAACTTCCGCCTTGTGGGCCGTGGCATCGCCAAACAGAAGGCGATTCAGGACGACGTGAACCCGATGGGCATCACGCACGCCAACAAGACGGCCACGCTGGGCAACTGGCACGCGGCCGAATACTCGGACATCTTCGCGCAGGCCGAAGTCAACTACGACGAAAAGCAGGAGCTGGCCAAGTCGGTCGCCCTTGCGATGGGTCGTCGGTCCGATCAGATCATCATCGACGGCATCGCTGCCACCGCCACCGCAGCCTCGGTCAACACCGACGTGGGCGGCACGGCCTCGGGCTTCAACCTCGACAAGCTGCTGCGCCTCTCGCGCCTCATGAATGCGGCTGGCGTTCCGAACTCGGACCGCCACCTTGCCATCACGGCGCGCGGCCTTGAGCAGGCGCTGCTCATCGCGCAGTTCTCGTCTGCCGACTACAACGGCCTGCGTGCGTTGCAGATGGGCGAAATCAACAGCTACGCCGGGTTCATGTGGCACGTGTTCGACGACCGCACTGGCACGGGCCAGGAAGGCGGCCTGCCGATCGTGTCCGGCAACATCCGTCAGGGCTGGGCGTGGCACAAGGACGCCGTGGGCTTCGCCTCCGGCATCGACATCCGCACGGAAATCAACTACGTGCCGGAAAAGACCAGCTACCTCGTTACCGGCCTGTTCAAGGCGGGCGCGGTCTGCATCGACACCACGGGCGCTCACGGCGTCCAGTACACGGAGTAATCGGCCATGGCATTCGATCGCAATGGTTTGTACCTCGCGCACCCTGGCGTCCCTGCCGGTCATCGCATCTGGACGTATGCGACGCTCGACACGGCGGCCACGGTGGACACGGCTGGCTACTTCAACTCGGCGTCAAAGGAACTGGCCATCGGCGACACCATCCTCGTGAAGGTCGTCACCGGCTCGGTCAAGACGCCGACCGGCATCACCGCGCAGCAGTGGCTGTTTGTGAACGCGAACGCCGCGGGCGTCGTGGACACCAGCGACGGCTCGGCGATCGCGGCGACCGACACCGACTGATCTCGTTCCCCACACAGTCCAATTCCCGGAGATGCGGGCTGTTTATGGGGCCGAGGGTGCAAGCTTCTCGGCCCCAGTTTTAAGGAGTACGCCACATGGCGAGTCAGCGTTTTCGGATCGACGTGGACACCATCTCGGGCGGTGGCCTGGCGGAAAGCCAGATTGCCTACGCGCAGACGGCGGGCGCCACGACGGGCTTCGTCGATCTTTTTTTGGACAATGCGGACATCAGGAGCGAGGCGCAGCTGGAACAGATCGTCGAGATGTTCCGTATTGGCCTGCGCAGGCTGTACCGCTCGTCTGTCGGCGGCGTGAGTTCGTAACCCATGGCCACCCGCGCTATTTCGGTTGACAACACCAACCCGCGCGCGCTGGTCATTCAGTGGACTGGCCTGACGCAGGCGACGCTGGACGACGGCGCCCCGTTTGAAGGGGCCGACTGGTCCGACCGCTCGGTGCAGATCCAGGGAACGTTCGGCACGGGCGGCTCCGTGAGCATCGAAGGCAGCAACGACGGCACGAACTATCAGTTGCTGACTGATCCACAGGGCAACGACATCACCAAGACGGCGGCGGACCTTGAGCAGATCACCGAGATCACGCGCTACATCCGCCCCCGAGTCACGGCGGGCGACGGCACGACCTCGCTCACCGTCACCATCTACGCAAGGCGGCAGCCTTGATCCTCTCGACACAGGTGCGCCCATGAGTCTCCGCGACGCTGCACGGGAAATGGCCAAGCACAGGAAGTTCCTGACGGGACTGGTCGCGCTCGCCGATGCGGTGGAGGCGGCAGCCTCTGCCGAGAACGCACTGGCCGAGCAGACGGCGGCGCTGGAAGTGAAGCGCGGCGAACTGGCAGCCATGCAGGCGCAGATTGACGCGGCGAAGGCCGAGGCCGATCAGGTGGCAGCCAAGGCCGCGCAGTCGCTGGAAGTGGCCAAGGCGAAGGCTGCCGAGGTCGTGAGCGACGCACAGAAGGCGGCGGCCAGCACGCTTGAGGCGGCCAATCTCAAGGCCGGGCAGATCGTTGCCGACGCACAGGCCAAGCGTGACGCGCTGGTGGCCGAGGGCGCAGCAGCGAAGGAAGAACTCAAGGCAACGCGCGACCGGCTGGCCTCGCTGGCCACAGACGTGCGCGGCATGGTGGCGCAGGCGGTGGGGGCTTGATGGACATCCAGACGATCAAGGGCTTGATCCCGATCGATCAGCTCGAAGTGTGGGACTCCATCACGTACCACGACAATGCGCGGGTGTACGTGACCGAGTGGCGTCTCAAGGGCGAGATGGTGCGGCGTGACACGTGGGTTTCCGTGCTGCGCGCGCTGGACGTTGCCGCCCCGACTGGCACCCTGGGGTAAGCCATGGCCAATACGCAAGGCGTATCGGGAGCCGCCAAGCAGGCCGCGCTGGGCGCCATCGTCAACAGCAAGACGATGAAGGGTGCGCTCTACCTGGCCTCGGCCACGACCGGCCCGACGAACGCGACCTACACGTCCACGGGCGAACTGGCGGCCACGGGCAACTACACGGCTGGCGGTGCAAGCGTCACGAACGCGAACTCGGCTGGCTTGACCTCCACCACGGCTTATTGGACGCCCTCGGCGTCGATCTCGTGGACGGCGCTCACCAGCTCGGGCGCGTTCGATGCCGTGATGATCTACAGCACGACTGACTCGGACCGGAATATCGGCGTGTTCACGTTCGGATCGCAGAGCGTCACGGCTGGCAATTTCTCGCTGACGATGCCGACGAACGACAGCTCGACCGGCCTCGTTCGCTTCGCGTAAGGAGTTCAAGGTGGCCAACCCTACGATTGTCAGTTACAAGCTGCCAACGTCCAGCACGCCGGAGACGGGAAACGTCCCGATTGCGGTCGCTGACATCAAGCAGATCAACATCGGCATTCGGCCGAAGTCCGGTGTCGCTGGTACCTACCCAATGCAGGCCGTGGACGTGACGATCGTCCCTGCTGCTGACGGGTTCAGCACGGAGCCGCTTGCGGTGTTTGGATTGATCCAGCCGGGCGACTATTTCGTTGCCGCTCAAACCGTGCTCAAGGCAGGCGGTGTTTCCGTGTGGTCGGTGGAGGCGCCGTTCACGATCGCGCAGCTGATCCCAAACCCTCCTACAGCCCTTTCCGCCGCTTGATCTGCAAGATCATGGGTTGGTTAGGGCGTCCCTGCTCATGAGCAACCGCACGCAGTACAGAATCGACGGGCGCACGCTCACGCCTAAGCAATGGGCTGCTGAGTGGGGCTGCACTGAGAATGCAGCACGCCATCGCCTGTACACGCTCTGCGGCCATCGCAAGGCATTCCCGGTGCGCCGATGCTGATCCTTCGCGGCACGACTGATTCGGTCCAGGTCATCACGGGATCGGCTGCCGACATCGAGGTCATGGTCTCGGCCATGGACGCGAGCGACGCTGCGCCCCCTGTCATTCAGGCGGTGCCCAACCTCGGCCCGCTGGCATCGATCACGACGGCCACGACGACGACCATTGTGGCCGCGCCCGGCTCGTCGCTGGTGCGCAACGTCAAACAGCTGTCGCTGGTGAACAACCACGCCTCGGCATCGACGACGTGCATCATTCAGGTGACGGACGGGACGAACACGGTCAACCTGTGGAACGGCGTCCTGCTGGCCGGTGAGTCCGTGGTGCTGGATGAGAGCGGGGTGTGGACCCCGTACACGTCAGGCGGCGTCCCCAAGGTCGCGAGCTTCGTCGGCCCTGCGGATGTGCAGGTGTTCACGGCGAACGGCACATGGACCAAGCCCACGGCCTTCACACCGAAGGTGGTGATTGTCGAACTCATCGGCGCAGGTGGCGGTGGTGGGGGCGGCGGATCACTCGCGACGGCGGTCGTCTGCAAGGGTGGCGGCGGTGGCGGTGGGGGTGCATGGCGTCGCGGCGTGTTCGCGGCGTCCGACCTTGGCTCGACAGTCTCGGTCACTATCGGCACGGGCGGCACGGCGGGTGCTTCAGGCTCTGCCGGTGCGGCGGGTGGTGACGGTGGCGTCGGCGGTAATACGACCTTCGGCACTCACCTGACCGGCTATGGCGGCGGCGGTGGACGCGGTGGTGCGATCTCTGCGGCTGCGACTGGCGGTGGTGGTGGCGGCGGTGCCGGTGGTGCCGGTGGTACGGGTACGACCTCTGGCGGTACTGGTGGACTACCCACGGCGGCAACCAATGGAGTCAGCGGTCAGGGTGTGACCGGAACTGCAGCCGTCTCGACCACGGGAAACGCCCACGAAGGCGGCGGGGCTGGCGCAGGTATCGCAGCGACCCCGGTCGCCTCGTCCCTTGGCGGTTCCTCGCTTCGTGGTGGCGGTGGCGGTGGAGCCGGTGGCTCGCACAGCGCGACCCCGACGAACGTCGCAGGCGGTGCAGGCGGCGCGTCTGGATCGTATACCGCTGGCGGCGGTGGCGCAGTGGGTACGGACGGCGCATCCCCGACCGCAGGCGCTGCAGGCGCTGCAGCAAACTCGGCGCGTGGTGGATCGGGCGGCGGTGGCGGCGGAACATCCGTCACTGCATCGACGGCGGGCGCAGCCGGTGGAGCGGGTGGCTCTGGCGGCGGTGGCGGTGGTGGCGGCGGTGCCGGGATGAACCCTGGCGTAGGTGGCGCGGGTGGCGTCGGCGGCGCTGGCTACTGCATCGTTTACACGTGGTGACGTGTGGCCGGTAGCATCCAACTCCCAGTAAGCAACGCCTCGTTCTACGGCGGCTCCGGAATTGCGCCCCCGAACTACACGCGAGTGCTCGGGACGAACTCTCCCGTTATGGGTCTGGCCTTCGATCCTTCGACGGATGAAGG